TATAATGAATTAGATTAATTCGGCCTGGCCGAGTGTAAACCCACCGGGGCCGCAATCAGCGAAAGCTGGTGCGGCCCCGGCTTCTATTTAACTAGAAAAGGAGAATGAAATGAACCCATTTCCCGCTTTATCTATAATCTGGGCAGCCATATTTCCATTACTGGCAGTGCTCCTATTGATAACTTTCTTCGATTTTCTGATTGGGGTGGTCATCGCTATAGTAAGTAAAACCTTCAAATGGGATTACTTGCTTCATTATCTAAACACTGACGTCTTACCAATATTGGCGTGGTTAGTGATAGCGATACTCAGTTATATCCCAGCTGAATTATTGCCCGCAGGATCCTTGCCACCAATTGTCGGAAACTCATTGGCAGTATTTGCTTACGGAATGTATACAACCATAGTTCTTAGCATACTGAAAAGCTTATTCGACAGTTTCAAGGAGATAGGTGTATTGCGTGATGGCGGAGTGATACCGGAGCCTCCATAATAGGAGGCGGTTATGGTAGGTAGTGAAGGCAAAGTCAGTAATGCGGCGCTCCAAACCGAATTAGTGGGATTAGGCGAGCGGATTAATGATATTAAATCGCTGCTCGTTGCGTACGAGGAGCGCATTCGCTGTTTAGAAAGGGCAGGAGATAAAACCACACCGATGTTTGATAAGCGCATCGAACTTTTGGAAACGACTACTGATGAACATCAAAAGGAACTTAAAAGACTGGCGGAACTAATAAATACACAAGCAAAATCGATAGAAAACTTAAAGAATAGCATTGATACGATGAAGACGATATCAAAATGGTTTTTGGGTGTGTTCACAACCATATTGGTGGCAGTAATCATTCTATTAGTGACAGGTCAAGCATTGGTGATATTCAAATGATACTCGGAACTGATATCTCACATTGGGAAGATAATCCTGAGACTCCCAAAGAAATAGACTTCAATCAGATGAAGATGGCAGGAGCCAACTTCTGCATCTTCAAGTCTACCCAGGGCAAGACCCATGTGGATAGGGTGTTTCAAATATCTTGGGCTGACTGCAAGGGCATCATGCCTCGTGGCGTATTCCATTGGATAGATTGGACATGTCCGGGACTTGACCAAGCCAAGCACTTCGTAGATGTGGTCTATGGTAAAGGCGATGATCCTGAGATAACGCCGGTGATAGATTTTGAAGACCGCAATAACGTTCCTGCTCGAAGCGTTGCCAATGGTCATCTTTGGAATTGGCTCCAATATGTGGAGAAGACTACTAACAGAGTACCAATGATATACACCAGTCCTGCTTATTGGGCCGAGTTTGGCAATAATAATGTCGCATGGCGTAAGTACAGGCTATGGATTGCCAACTACGGTGTACTAAAGCCAGCCATCCCTGCGCCCTGGATAGACTATGCAATATGGCAATACACCGCCAAAGGCAATGGCAAAATGTTCGGCGCTGAAGCTGTGGAGATGGATTTGAATTGGTTCAATGGGACTTATGAAGATCTGATGAAGTGGTGTGGTACTCCATTACCTCAGACCAAGACCCTTGAAGAGCGTGTCTCTATCCTTGAGACACAAGCTCATGCTCATGGATGGAATTTGGAGGGGTGATGCCAAGAGCAGCACGTGTTTGCCCAATTATAGGTTGCCCCGAGCTGATAAATGGCAAAGATCGCTACTGTCCCCAGCATCTGCGTGAGCGGCAACAGGCAGTCGATAGTAACAGGCCTCCTGCTGCCCAGCGTGGCTATGATGCTGAGTGGCAACAGATACGAGATGCATATTTGAAGGCCCACCCCTGGTGTGTGAATTGTGGGCGTAAAGCAAATGAAGTCGATCATGTGATACCTATCCAGGATGGCGGGACGAATGATTGGGATAATCTACGTTCTTTTTGTAAGCATCATCATAGCCAACATACGGCTAAGGTCGGAGGAGGTTTTGGCAATCCCCGGGGTAAGGGGGTTGAAAATGCTAATTCCATTTCAAACCATGACCGTGCGGGCAGTACGGAAAAATCGTGTACGGGTTCAGAATTTAGATTGAAATCAAAAATTAATAGTCATTATGAGCAAAATAATTGATGAAACTGGAAAGAAATATGGCAATCTGACCGTGATTAAACGTGTCGAAAACGGTTTTCATGGGCATGCTACTTGGCTGTGTCAATGTGATTGTGGTGGTCAGGTTAAAGTTATGGGCACTGATCTCCGACGCAGCCACATCGTCAGTTGTGGTTGTAATCAAAAATCGCAATTGATTAATGAGGCTGGGAATCAATATGGCAAGCTTACTGTAATTGAATATGCAGGTGGTGGCAAACCTACCAGTGCTTTATGGTTGTGCCAATGTGATTGTGGCAAGAGAAAAGTTATTAGTGGAAGAAGTCTTAGAGCAGGTTACGTTCGAAGCTGCGGTTGTCTCCACCCAAAACCAAAAGGAGAGGCTGCATTCAATTATTTGGTCCACCATTTGAAAAGGCGTGCAAAGGAAAAGGGGCTTGAATATACTCTTACAAATGATCAAGTTTTTGAATTGACCAAACAATCATGTTTTTATTGTGGCGGTGAGCCCCACCAAGAGAAAAAAGTTATCAATGGAAATGGAAACTTTGTATATAACGGCTTGGACCGGATTGATACTAAACGTGGTTACACGATTGATAACGTAGTTCCGTGTTGTGGAACATGCAATCATGCGAAGGCATTGCTTTCGAAAGATGAATTCAGAATTCTTATTCGCAAAATTTATCAAAATTGGGCTGGGAATAATCTCTAATGCCAGGACCACTACCTAAAAACCCTTCCATCAGGCAGCGCAGGAACAAATCGATCACCAGATCCATGTTACCGGCGGAAATCGCCCCTATTGAGAGGACACCATACCTCCCAAGGCACCCTGGCGGCGGTACCTGGCATAAGATGGCCAGGATGTGGTGGCATGACGTATGGACTTCCCCGATGCACTTCGAGTATTTGCGGGGTGATCTTCCTGCCCTTTTCAGACTGGTAATCCTTGTGGATGCATTTTGGAAGACAGGCATGCTAGATACTGCCAAGGAGATCCGCCTGCTGGAGCGGGAATTCGGGATTACACCACTAAGCAGGCGCAGACTTGAATGGTCTGTGGCACAGGCTGAAGAGGCGAGGGATCGGCATGAGCAGAAGCGCAGCCGGCGTGCGCTAATTATCGATGGTGATGATCCACGTGAGGTATTGAGTAAATGAGCGTGCTGATGATCCCTCAAGATGATAAGAAATATCCGACCCTGGGGCCGCAGGTGTGTGAATTCATCGAGAGCTACCTGGTGCATGGTCCTGGAGATCTGCGTGGACTGCCGGTCGAGCTGGATCAGGAAAAGCGAGCTCTCATTTATCGTATGTATGAAGTCTATCCAAAGGGTCATGCCTGGGCGGGACGGAGGCGATTCAAACGCTGTGCGATCAGCTTACGCAAGGGAAGCGCCAAGACAGAACTGGCAGCGCTGATCGCAGCCGTCGAACTACACCCGGATGGACCGGTACGCTGCGATGGGTTCGATGCCAAGGGCCAGCCGGTTGGTTTAGGAGTAACGGATGCTTATATTCCACTCGTGGCCTACACCGAAGAGCAATCCGATGAGCTGGCTTATGGTGCCCTGCGCATCATCCTGATATATAGCCAGGTTGCGGAAGATTTCGATATCGGCCTGACACGCATCCTACGCATTGGAGGCGATGGCAAGGCGGTCAGCCTGGCCACAGCCCCGGATGCCAGAGATGGCGAACGTACGACCTTTCAGGTGTTCGATGAGACCCACCGACTCAATTTGCCACGCCTGAAATCGGCACATCGCACGATGCTGGCCAATATTCCGAAGCGATATCTGGCCGATGCATGGTCGCTGGAGATCACCACGGCGCCGGCGCCCGGTGAAGGCTCGGTGGCAGAGGACACGATGGAGTATGCCCGCCAGGTGGCCGGTGGCGCTATAAAGGATAGCAGGTTATTTTTCTTTCATAGAGAGGCCTCTGATAGCCATGATCTCTCGACTCCGGAGGGGATAAGGGCAGCCGTGCTCGAAGCCAGTGGGCCGGTAGCTGAATGGTCCGACATCGATAATATCGTCGAGCAGTGGAGGGATCCCACAGCCGATAAGTCATACCTTGAACGCGTATGGCTGAACCGGTTGGTGCGAGCAAGCGAACGGGCGTTCGATATTGAGCGCTGGAATGAGCTGTCAGACCCGAATTATCTGCCTCCGGATGGAGCGATGATGACACTTGGTTTCGATGGTGGTCGCTGGCATGATGCAACCTCCATAGTCGGCACAGAAGTCCAGACCGGCTTCCAATGCCTGTTGGGATTGTGGGAAAAACCCGAGATGCTGGATATCGAAAATTGGGAAGTGCCGGCGGAGGATGTAAAAGGGGTCGTGGCAGAGGCTTTCGATCGCTGGCAAATTTGGCGCATGTATTGTGATCCTCCTTACTGGGAATCGATCGTAGCGGAATGGGCGGGTAAGTACGGTGAGAAGCGCGTGATTGAGTGGTGGACCAACCGCCCGAAGCAGATGGCCTATGCGATCAAATCATTCAGTACGGCCATCACCACCGGTGAGCTGCTGCATGATGGCAACCCACACCTGGCGCGTCACATTGGCAATGCCGTGCGCAGGATCCTGAAGATGAGAGACGAAGAAGGTCGCCCGCTGTGGACAATTTATAAAGAGCGCCCGGATAGCCCACTCAAGATCGATGCAGCAATGGCAGCGATCCTCAGCTGGGAAGCACGCGGTGATGCACTCACGGCCGGCGTGGGAATAAAGCGTACCAGCGTATACGAGAGCAGAGGGCTGGTGGTGGCATGAACATTTTTGATCGCTTTCGACCTTATCCAGAACTCAAGACGGTGATCGTCAACCTGCGGAGTGGCACCTCATTTCGAGCGGTAGTCAGACAATGCGCCGGGCAGTTCGTAGTGCTGCGGAATGTGGAGATGCTCCAAGATCGAGACCATACCGAGCGGCACTTAGTAGATGGAGAGGTGCTCGTGAAATTATCAGACGTAGATTTCATTCAGGTGTTGTGATGGCATTTATTCAAACCCTTGGCGAACTACAAAATCTCATGCCGACCTGGTCGCCGCTCGTTACGCGCACCAGCCTGAGCATGTACGATAATTTTAATTACGACTATGCTGCGCTTTACCGCATGCAACCTAATCTCAGGACGTGCATTGATTTCCTGGCACGCAACGTGGCACAACTCGGGCTGCACGTGTTCCGGAGGGTATCGGACACCGATCGGGAGCGCTTGATAGATCACGGGGCGGCAAAGCTGCTGGGACAGCCACTTCCGCCAGTAATGAAGGTCACAACCTACCGCATGATCGAAGCGCTGATGTCTGACCTGGGCATCTATTTCAATGCCTACTGGCTGAAAATTCGCCAGGATGGCATTCCAGCTGGTCTATTGCGCATACCGCCGATTTATATTACTCCGAGAGGTGGATTGATCCCGAAATTGTACGAACTGACCGTGGGTGGGCTTTATCAAGAATTACAGCCCAACGATGTGGTCCACTTCCACGGCTATAACCCGGAGAACCCGATCAGCGGATTATCCCCAATGGAAACACTGCGCAGGATACTGGCAGAGGAGCACGAGGCCGGCCTGTACCGGGAGAATTTCTGGCAGAATGCAGCTCGCAAGGAAGGCGTAGTCCAACGACCCAGGGAGGCACCGGAATGGAGCGATACAGCGCGTGAGCGTTTCATCGCTGATTTTCAGGAGGCACACAGCGGAGCGGATAATTCCGGCAAGATCGTTGTGCTCGAAGAGGGCATGGAATGGCAGGATATGTCATTCAATGCACAGGAGAGCGAGTACATCGAAGGGCGCAAGCTCACGCGTGTAGAGTGTGCCCGAGCCTATCACATCCCGCTGCCGATGGTCGGCATCCTGGACAATGCCACGCTAACCAACATCCGTGAGCAGCACCAGAATCTTTATCAGGACTGTATAGGTCCGTGGTTAACGATGATCGAGCAGGACATCGACCTGCAGCTGCTGCCCGAATTCGAGGATAACACCAACGTATACGTCGAGTTCAACCTGAATGAGAAGCTGAAGGGCGATTTCGAAGAGCAGATTAAAACCCTTCAATCTGCGATTGGCAGACCGTGGATGACACCCAATGAGGGGCGCGCGCGTATGAACCTGCCCAGCATGGGAGGGGATGCAGACCGGCTGGCGACACCGCTCAACGTTATCGTTGGTGGCCAGGCCTCACCCAGGGATAGCGCCCCGCCACTGAAGATGCTGCATGCAAAGGGTTTCGATTCAGTATCCCCGGAACTGCGCGAACGACATGAACTGAAGTGGATCGAGATCCTATCTCGATTTTACCGGCGCCAGGAAGCAGAAATCGTCAGCCACGTGCCGGCAGCCATCGGTACAAATGACGGTAAATCTGACCTGGGAGGGGGGATCTGGTGGGATGATGAGCGCTGGAATTCAGAACTATCTGTGGACCTGCTACGCTTGAATAACCTGACTACCATAGAATGGGCGAAGCGCATGCTCGAGCTGATGGGTACTCAGATCGAAGATTGGGAGGCTTTCGAAGCGGGCATGGTACCCTGGCTGGCAGAACATTCACGGATCCAGGCTGAATATTTCAATACCCAGACGCGGGAGGCACTATCAACGGCCTTACTGGACCCAGAACCGCTGGAGGCAGTGAAAGGGGTGTTCAATACGGCGATCACCGTCTGGGCTTCCAAAGAGGCGATTAGTGCGGTAACGAATGCCAGCAACTTTGGAGCCCATGAAGCGGCCAATGCATCGGGCCTCAGGCAGAAACGCTGGCGGGTGAACAGCAGCAACCCACGCCCAACGCATGCGGCGATAAATGGTGAGACGGTGGGGATCAGGGAAAACTTCAGCAATGGCCTACGCTGGCCGGGTGATTCACGCGGCAGCGCAGATGAAACAGCAGGATGTTTATGTTCGGTGGAGTTTTTAGGAGATTAGAGATGAAACAAAAAATATTTAACGCACCCATCATTTTGAAACAGGGTGGCAAAGAGGGCGAGTTTACGGCCGAGTTTGCCACGCTGGAGGTCATCGACCACGATGGCGATATCACCAGGCATGGAGCCTTTCGGGAGGGTCAGGAAACATTGATCGAGCCCTGGAATCACAACTATGGTCAGCTGCCGGTGGGCAAGGGTGTGATCCATGAGAAGGATAACAAGGCGGTCATCGAAGGACAATTCTTCCTGGATACAGAATCCGGACGGGACCATTACCAGGTGGTAAAGAATTTAGGACCACTACAGGAGTGGTCATACACCTTCAGCATCGAGGAAAGCAGTCAGGGACACGAAGAGGACCAGGACGTGCGCTATCTGGAAAAGCTGGATGTGTGGGGCGTGGCGCCGGTCACCCGAGGGGCAGGTATCGACACACGCACGACCTCGATCAAGGGCGCCAAGCGGGCGGTTTCATCGCACACAACGGAAACCACCGATGCAGCCTGGAGTGGTCCGACCAATGAGGCACGTGTGCGGAGCGGGGAAAACACAGCATACTACAAGCGCATCTACGCCTGGCAGGATGTGGAGGGCGATCCGGAGGTCAAATCATCCTGGCGCTTCATCCACCACATGATAGATGGAGATGGCAATCCGGGCGCAGCCAATATACGGGCCTGCCAGACCGGGATCGGTGTGCTCAACGGTGGGAGGGGAGGCACGACGATCCCCGATGCCGACCGTCAAGGCGTGTGGAACCATTTAGCCAAACATTTGCGTGATGCAGACATCGAGCCTCCAGAGCTCAAATCAATCGATCCATTATCTCTTAGCGGAAACAATCTCGAAGACGAGGCCGGGGACGGTAAGTCGAGCGGGAATGTTGACGTGATCAGAACTCAAATCAGCATTCTTGAGTTAGAGGATTAACATGCGGAAGCTACCGAAGACGAGGCCGGAGACGGTAAGTCGAGCGGGAAGGTCGGCATGACCCATTCATAATCAAATATTTTTGAATAGGAGAACTATCATGAAGACTTTGAAAGAACTGCAGGAAAGCCTGAAAAAATTCTTAACCGATGCACGCGACATTTGCAACCTGGTCGACAAAGAAAAGCGTGACTTCACGCCCGAAGAGCGCCAGAAGGTAGCTGGACTACTGGAAGACGCCAAGAAAGTGAAGGGCGAGATCAAGACCATCCAGGATGACGATGCGATGCGTCAAAGCATCCTCAATCTGGGTGAAGGCATCGAGATCAGAGGGGATGATGCACCGGGCGGCAATGGTAATGGCCGGGTCAAGGGTGCACAGTTCCTGGCCGAACAGGAGTACAACACCCTGGGCGAGGCGTTCGTCAAATCAAAAGCCTGGCAGGATTGGATGAAGCAGGTGGCACCGGGAGGCCATATCGCAGACAGCCGCAAAGGCCTCTCTTCCCCGCCTCTGGAGTTCAAGCGCTTCGGTCTGTTCCGCAAGGACCTGATCACCGGAGCCAGCGCAATCAGCGCGGGTGCATTCATTGCACCAGAGGACACCGGCATCTATGAACCGTTGGGGCGCTACCCGTTGACTTTGCGGGACCTGATCAGCGTGCGCACCACGACTACTGATAGCGTGGAGTTCGTGCGCCAAACCACACAAGTCACCCAGGCTGCACCGGTGGCTGAGTCCAACGTGACCGAGAAAACCGGCTATCCGGGAGAGGTGAGTGGGGAAAAACCGGAAGGAGCAATGATGTTCGAGCGCGTACAGGAGCCGGTCAAAGCCATTGCGGTGTGGATCCCGGCAACCAAGCGGGCAATCTCGGATGTTGGGCAGCTACGCGGTTTGATCGACCAGGAGTTGCGCGAAGATCTGGGAGAAGAGCTGGAAAACCAGCTGCTCAATGGGAACGGTACTGGTGAGAACTTCACCGGTCTAGCAAACACCGCTAATATCCTGGTGCAGGCCTTCGATACCGACATCATCACCACGGCGCGCAAGGCAATCACCAATCTGCTGATCAACGGAAAACAGGTACCAACCGCCTGGGTGCTTAACCCAACCGATTGGGAGTCGATTGATCTGCTGCAGGATCTGCAGGGACGCTATTACTGGGGCGGACCACAAACACCTGGCCCACGCACCTTGTGGGGCGTTCCGGTTGTGCAGAATTTCTTCCTACCGCAGGGTACAGCCTATCTTGGCAACTGGCGCAAGATGGTGCTATGGGATCGCGAGCAGGTTAACATCAGTGTGAGTGACAGCCATGCGGATTTCTTTATCCGTAACATGATTGCCATCCTGGCAGAACTTCGGGCAGCGATGGGCGTGATCAGGCCGTCAGCTTTCGTGGAGGTCGACCTATCAGGCGGAAGCTAAACCGATCCTATCCATAAAATGAGGGGCGGATATCCGCCCCTCACATCAGGAGTGATGGTGTGATCATCGAACAGCAGGCGATCATCGCAGATAAAGGAGTGCTATATGTGGCTTATGGCGTGAAGGCACGCGAGCAGGCACAGAATAGCATGCGGACATTGAGACAGCACATGCGCGGACTCCCAATTGCAGCGGTGAGTGATACGGCGCTCAAGGAGGCCGACCATATTATCCTACATCCCGAGGAAGATCGAGGAGCACGTACACAAAAGACACAGATGTACCGGCTTTCACCTTTCGAAAAGACACTCTTCCTGGATGCCGACACGGAAATATTGAGCTCGCCGGTGGCGGGCTTCGAGCTTTTGAACTATGTCGATCTGGTGCTGGGACAGGATGTGAACCGCATTTTCATCGAGAACCACTGGCCATATTTGAAACAGGACGAAGTCGCGTATACAAAGAAGGTATTGGGCACAGGGCATCACATGTACTATAACAGCGGCGTAATCTTCTTTCGTAGAAATGAACACGTGGAAGCGATGATGGCGGCCTGGTACGAAGAATGGTGCCGCTGGAAGGTGCACGACCAAATGGCACTGCTGCGGGCGATCCACCAATACCCGGTGCGGATCGCACCGATGAGGACGCCGTGGAACACACATCATAGGTCTGGAGCTGCTTTCGTCTTTCACAAACACCGCCAGGCACGCAGGGACGGAGCGCCGCAATGAGAGTACCAGTTGAAGAGATCAAGATGGCGCTGGATAAATCTTTCAGTATCCCAGGCTTATACCGGAGGCAGGAGGCGGCTTTCTTGTATAAGTTGGCACGACGGAGAGGAAAGCTGGTGGAGCTGGGCTGTTGGATGGGGCGGACCACATCGATTATGCTGCAAGCGTCGAGGATCTTTCATGCACAGCTAACGACCGTGGATGCATTTACGGCGATGCCAAATGACCGCAAGGCTGCCACACCTGAAAGGTGGCAAAAAAATTTAAAAAAGATTGGATTGACACCGCCGACTTTACTGGCCATGACAACCAATGAAGCGATAACAATATATCCGCATGATCAAGAGATTGCGCTGCTCTTTATTGATGCGCATCATGGCTATTTGTCAGTGATGTTTGATCTAATCAATTGGACCCCTCTCATCAAAATAGGAGGATGTGTTGCACTGCATGATATGTTCTTTCCATCGATCACCGGTGTATGCCAGGCAGTAACCGAATGGTGGTGTAAGGAGCGGGATGGGAATGACCCGAGATGGGAATTAATTGGACAACGGGACTTCACGATCGCATTCCGGAGAAAACTGTCCGGTGAGCATGAAGACCGGATTGGGAGAGCGCCTAATGGCTAACATCGAGCTGAAACCCTACCCGATGATGGATAAGCCAGAGATCGAGGCGCTGTGCGCTGTGCTCGAGGAGCGCAAGCCAACCCGGGTGCTGGAATGGGGTGCGGGAGGATCGACATTGTATTGGCCAAAGTTATTCCCGGATATAAAGTGGTTGTCGGTGGAGCACAACCCGGATTATTTCCAGGCGCTGAAAGGCAAGACAACAGTTAATGTGACGTTGCTCCAGCTGGATTACCCGGCTTACCACGAGCTGAAAGCGGAGGATGTGGGCACGTTCGACCTGATCATCGTGGATGGGAGGCACCGGGTGCGGTGCCTGGATGTGGCGCGGGAGCTGCTCAATACGGGAGGGGCAGCGATCCTACACGATTCCGGACGGGAACGCTATGCACCGGCGAGGAATTATTATCATTCTATTACCGTTCTACATCCGCCGAAAAAAGCGAAGGATCCACGCGGATTATGGCTGCTCACGGAGCCAATTCCAAGACCAAAACCAAAGAGCAGAGGGGTGATCTACATGTGCTGGGGCGACCCGGCGATCCGGGAGGCTGAAGCCAGCATGCGATCCCTGTGGAAGCACGAGCCAGGCATGCCCGTGCTGGTAGTGGGAGATGACCAGGCAGTGAAGCATTTTGCAGATCATAAACTGGTGGCAACGCACACATGCTGCGTGGACCCATTCACCAGCTCGACATTATTCGGATTCAAGGCCGGGCGGGTGAAACCATTGCTGGCTGGGATCAGTCCGTTCGAGCAGACATTATACGTGGATGCGGAGACCGAATTCAAGATCTCACCTGCCATAGGCTTCGACCTGCTGGAGAAATGGGATTTCGTGATAGCAGAAGCCGAGACGCGCAGCCTGGCGGCAACCTTCCAGGATAATCGCACGGAGGCCTCCAAGACCGCAGCCTGGCTAAAAACGCCGCACATCCTGTACCACAACTCCGGAATGATGTTCTGGAAGACGAATGAAGCCACAAAACGGCTATTCGAGCTATGGAGCGAGGAATGGCAGAAATATAAAGGCTGGGATGAGCAGATCGCACTCTTGCGGGCATTGCTACGATCGGAGGTGCTTTTCCTGAACGTACCATACACCTGGAATTGCCGGGGTCCGCAAGGTGCCTATATGTTATATCACCGGTTTGCATCCCGGGCGGCACGTAAGCACATTGGAAGTGCGATCATCGTTCATGGGCGACGGGGAGTTCCTATGGTCCCCATACTGCCATTGGTCCAAGTGGAGCTGGAGCCAGGGCGCTTCGTGAAATGCCATAAGGGTGATGAGGAACGCGTGCGGGCAACTTTCAAACAATATAGGAGAGTTAAATAATGGCAATACTAACCGATAAAAACAAGTGGCCATTGGTCACACAGGAGGCTAATATGAAAAAAGGACCATTAGTAAAAATACCGATCGGGCGCGGCCAGTTCGTGAAAATGTATGAAGCCGATGCCATCGCACAAGGGAAGCTGCCGGCGAAGGCGAAGTCACCGGCTGCTATGCAAAACAAGATGCGTCTTCCCGTGGAGAATAAAACCGCTCCACAGGAACCCGAAGCGGAAAGCGCACCCTCTGCGGATGACTTCACCAGTATCCCGGGGGTTGGTCCGGCCACAGCACGGGCGCTGGCGGCCAACGGAATCACTACATTCGAGCAACTGCGCCAGACTGGGACGTTGGGTTACGTGACGCCCAGGACTATGCAGGCGATCGAGGCTTGGAGAAATGATGGCTGACTTTGCCACGGTAGAGGATGTTGAATCCTTCTTGCAGATCGAAATCGATAAGACATTACAGATCATCGCAACCGCGAGTGCGCTGACCGAGGCTTCAGCTGCCATCCGCAATTACACCCGGCAATACCTGGAGCAGATAGATGACGATGTGATCACGCTGGACTCTTCCGGCGGATCGCGCTTATTCCTGCCCGAACTGCCGGTACTGGAGGTAACCAAAGTGATCGAGGATGGAGTGACATTGACCCAGGGCGATGATTATAAACTCGGACAGCATGGCATCCTGCATCGCATCGGGAAGAGATGGTCGATCGGCATCCAAAACATCACGATCACTTATTCACATGGTTATACAGATATTCCAGATGATATTGTGGCAGTGTGCACACGGGCAGCCAGCCGGGCTTACCAGGCCGGATTGCGGGCAGCCGACAGCGATGGACTCATGGGTGTGGCTTCGAAGAGCCTGGGCGATTTCTCTGTAGCTTTTCAAGCGGAAAGTGGTGGAGCTGGGGAGGGCATCATGGGCGCTTCGGCAGCACGGATGCTATTGCTGAGCGAAAAGGATATATTGAATAAATACCGGATCAAGCCATGACCATCTTCGAGAGCCTGCTCAACCATGATTTCATTCACACCGGCCGTCGACGCACCCCAGACGGGCAGGGTGGCTGGCCGATCGATGAGATAGATCTCGACCCGGTACGAGGGCGGATCCGGCCAGCATCATCGAGCGAGCGGGAAGTGGCCATGCTGGAGGAACGGGTGATCACGCACGTATTTTATTGTCTGGCGAGTGAGGACGTGGTGAGAGGAGACAAGCTCTCTTATGGTGGCTTGTTGGTGGAAGTGGACGCCAAACGTGAGCCATCCAAGGCAGGCGAGCACCTGGAGATCGATTGCCGCGAACGCCAACCCGAAGTATCACGCGAAGAGGAAGGTAGCTGATGTTGAAATGGGACCCGGATGAATTCAAGAAAAAGCTGATCTCCGACCTGGCCGAGAACGGAGAGATCGTGGGTAAGTTCGTGGAAAATGACGCCAGGCAACGCCTGCTGGCGATCAAGGATCCAAAATGGGGCGAAGCCTACCGCAACAGATATGTTGCACGCCTGTTGAGCTATGAAGTGATCGTAAAGCCGAAGGAGGTGGTCATCAACGTCGGTGTGAGACCCTCGAGCACATCACGGCGTCACGGTTTCTACATCGAGATAGGCACGAAGAAGTGGCCAGCGCACCCATTTCTGAGACCGGCGGTGTTTATGAATGCAGCCAAGATCGTAGCGCTTTTGGCGGGAAAATGAGTATCTTGACGGCTGCTATCTATGACCGGCTGGCAGGGGATGCAACTCTGACGGCATTGCTGGTCACTTATAAAGGATTGCCGGCGATCTTCACCACCGATCCTGCCCCAGGCGATACCGGTCTGCCATTTATCGTTACCGCAGGTGAAGTGACGCAAGTATCATCCGATACCAAGACTACGCGTGGGCGGAGCCTGATGCGGGACGTGCGCTGCTATGCCAAGGCGGATGGATCGGCGGTGGTGATCGAAACTATAGCCGAACGCGTGTATGCATTATTGCACAGGCATAAGATGCCGATCAACGGTTACCAATGTGTTATCTCAAATTGTGCTGGACCGATCGTAGCCGATGAAAAGGACTTTTACGGTCGGATCATTAGTTTGAGCCTTGTGGCTCAAAAGGAGTAAACGAAAATGGCAATGAATGGGACAGATCTATTAATCCTGGCAAACACGGGAACACCGGGAGTGCCGGCCTACTCGATCGTAGGCAGCCAGCGGGATGCGACGCTCGAAGAGTCGACGGATACGATCGATATATCGAGCAAGGATAGCCGCGCGCAGCGTGTGTTACCCGGGCGCTATTCGGGAACGATCTCACTGGATGCGCTATATGTGCCGAATGATGTTGCCTACCAGGCACTCAAAAATGCCAACCGGGATGGTGAGATGATCCTGGTGGCGCGTGAGGAAGCCGGCGTGGTTATCGAGACGGTCGAAGCCAAGATCGACTCGATCAGCGAATCCTTTCCTGATCAGGGCGAGGCGACCATCTCCGTGTCGCTGACCATCGATGGGTTCTGGACGGGGGTTGGCAGCTGATGGCGGCGCGTGGTGAGGGTGTTATCCACGTTAAAGGCCGCGATGTCTATCTTCTCTTCACTACCCGGGCATTGCTCAATGCTGAGCAGCAATTAGGCAAGAGTATCTCGGTTATCATGCGTGGTTTTGTCTCCAATGCCATCGGCTATACCGAGCTGGTAGCGTTGCTGCGTTGCGGAATGGAAGCAGCCCGGATGGATGCCCACACGAGCGGGCGGCCTGTATCGAATAATGATGCCATCGACATCATCGATGAAGTTGGATTCATTACTGCGATCAACCCAGTGATGGAGGCGGTGGCAGCCGTGACCATCTATAAATCTGAAGAAGAGAATGATGCAGTAGAGGGTGACAGCGACCCAAACTGACGCAGGAGCCCCTCAATATCGAGAGGCTCCTGAAACAGGCGCTGCGCTGCGGGATCGGCGTGGCAGAGTTCTGGGATATGACACCGCGGGAGGTATTCATGGCGATCGAAGCATCCATCTGGCGGAATGAGCACAACCAACAGCTGGACATCGTTCAGGCCTGGCGCATGGCCAGGCTGATGCGCGCCAAGCGGATACCATCGCTCAAAGCTCTTTTGAATATCAAGCCAGCCAAGCCACTGCATGGTAAAGAGCTGGAGAAACGTCGGCGTGAGTTCAAAGAGATGACGGCAAATGTGGATTTGAATAAGTTAATTAAAAAGAAGGAGTAAATAAAAATGTCTTATCTAAACCAAAATGTATTGGATAAAGGTTTGGAATGGCTGGTGACCAACGGCACACGCCTGGATATCACGATCGGTGAGGCAACCACCTATTCCCAGGCGGTAACAGATGCCAATAAGAGTGCAGGTAACAAGACCGGTTTGACCATTGGAGCGCCGGGAGCCAGAACTCCCAGCGGGCGCAAGGTAACAGTCCCCGCGATCACGAATGGAACAGTTACCGAAACGAACACTGCAACATATTGGGCGATCACGGATGGCAGCAGCATCTTATGCGCAACAGGTTTATTGTCCGCCGGACAGTTGGTTACGGATGGCAACGTGTTCACGCTGACGGCCTTCGATATTGGCATCCCTGGTCCGGCTTAAAGGACTGATAGTGAACCCAATAAGACAATATCAATCCTTCAAAAGAAAGGATTGATTTGACGGCGAAAACTTTTTATCTGAAAGATGCATTGGCTGCGGGATCGAATCATCTTTCTTTACAGGATGGTGGTTCGCCTCCTAGTCAAGTGCGTATATCGACCGGTTGGGTGGTGGGTACACTGGCTGCCACACGCTATGCCCGCATGGATAGCCAGACCGAGCGGGCAAGCTCAGCGCATCTGACCACACCCGTGCAGCCGGACGGCGCTCCAGATAATACCCTGGGTGATTGCTTCCGCAGCGAGAATACGATCAATGGTACATTTGCCAATGCCAACTGGTCACTATCTTTTCAGGTAGAAGGTGAGACACGCTCCACTTCCACACATGATGGCATATTGCGTATCCGCATCTGGAAAAGTGTCAATGCAAATGGATCCAACCCGACCGAATTGACCGGGGCGACGATCACGACCACGCAATATGTCAACCTGGCTAATTCAGCTTTCCAGACAATCACGGTCACGTGGTCGCCGGGTGCAGCGGACACACTTACCAATGAATATCTTTTTATCCAAATAGCGCATCAACTAGATGGAGCAGGCTCCAATGCCAATTCCGATACGCATCTGGCAGTAGGCAGTTCCAACACAGTTACAACCAGCAACTTTGTCGGGATAAATGCTCTAACAGCTACCGGAGTTGATGCCGGGGTTCCAACTTTGGACACGCCGGCGATTGGGCAGATTCATGATCTTGTAGCAACCGGAGTAACGTCTGGAACCCCGACCTTAGGAACGCCTGAGTTACAAGAAGCTGCCAATGAGGATGAATTAACTGCTATTGGGATTGATACAGGGACACCAACATTAGAAATCCCAGACATAGGGCAGGTTCATGTGCTGGCAGGGATAGGGATTACGGCAGATGCTCCAACAATGCAAACGCCAGCAGTCGGGCAGAACCATGTTCTGACTGCATCTGGAGTGGCAGCAGGAGCGCCAACAATAGAAATGCCTGTTTTAGGGCAAATCCATGCGCTGACAGCCAATGGGATTGATGCCGGAATGCCAACGTTGGGAAGCCCAACCATTGGACAAATCCATAATCTGACAGTTACAGGTATCACTGCAGGGACACCAAGCGTAGATGAACCTAATCTAAATCAGATCCATGCACTTATCGGATCTGGATTTGTTACCGGCGCGCCAGTATTTGGTGCATCTACCATCGGCCAGACACATGATCTATTAGCAATTGGTATCACAACCAGTGCAGCCAACATTGGAACACCTGTCATTACTCAGACGCATGTACTAACCGCGGTTGGCAACGTCACGGGTGCAGCATCCTTGGGGATGCCCGTGCTGGCTGAGATCGAAGAAGGTGTGGATTACCTGACTGCTAACGGTATCACGACTGGTATACCCGTGATGGATGCATCTACATTGAGCCAGATCCATATTCTGGGCGCCGTGGGTATTACGGTTACAGCGCCGGGGATCGATAATCCATTTTTAGGGCAGTTACATGCTCTTATTACAACCGGTCTTATATCCGGCATTCCCATCCTGGGCCGGCCTGAAATCAAGATGATTTCTCATACGATTGCGCCGCCAGACCGTCAAATATTCATCGATCTGGAAGACCACCATACATTCATCGATCTGGAGGACCGGATTATCAGGATTGTTTCAAATCATAAGGTGAACGATGCGTAAATATATAAAAGATCCTAAAGACGTGCTTGATTATTACACCTGGGATTGGAGCAGTTTTCTGGCCGATGGGGAGATAATCTCTGAACATAAAATTATTCTAATCGGCGATGATATTAGCCTGGATGAATCCACCGCAGACGATACCACGGTAACAGCACGGCTCTCTGGTGGCATTGTGAGGAAACATTATGTAAGATGCCGAATCACAACTGACCAGGGCCGAGTTGCCACTCGGTCGATCTGGATCTTGATAAAGGAACGGTAAGACATGGGCAGTGAATCACAGCTCGGTGAAGCCTTTGTTCCTATTCGAGCTACCTTAGACAAGCTCGATGGCGACCTGGCACAGGCGCGCAGTAAGGTCGAGGGTGCCATGAAGGGCATGGAGGATAAATCGGGTAAGGCAGGGGGTGCGCTCAAGGCCCTGGGTACGCAAGTAAATAATCTCAAAAAACAAGTTCCAGCATTAGGTACTGCATTTAATTTATTATCTAATCCACTTGTTCTAGCAACAGCTGGAGTAGCAGCATTCGCAGCAGTTTCTGTGAAATCAGTAAAAGAGATAGTCGACTATAACAAGACAGTACGCGAGATGATGCAGGTTACGGGTTTATCGGCGGAAGAGACAAGTCGATTGATCCAGGTGGCAGATGATTGGGGAATTGAAATTGGAGAAGTCCGTAATGCTCTTGAATTAATGAATAAAAAGGGTGTTACTCCATCCATAGATAAGCTATCCCAAATAGCCGATGAATTTGTATCTGCCACTGATAAATCAGCCTTCATGGAAGAAGCCACTAAGAAATATGGGAAATCCTTCGGCACGCTTATTCCCATTCTTGCCAAGGGTGGGACCGCGCTCAAAGAACAGGCTGCGTCGATCAGCGACAATTTGATAGCCACCAATGAATCCATCGATGCTGGTCGCAAATATGAAGTGGCGATGGATAATTTGGGAGATTCAGTCACAGGATTGAAATATAAATTGGGCAATGAATTATTGCCTACTATTATAAAAGTAACAGAAGGACTTAATGATTTAATTACACAAAATTTAAATGCTTCAGATGCTGCAGATCTTCTTCGTTTAGCACATAAAAAAGGATTGATAACAGACAAAGAACTTGCTGTTGCCCTCAGAGATATAAGAACTGGAACAAAAACTGTTGCCCAGGTGACAAATCAATATGGAGTTGAGCTAGAAACACTCAACCATATTGAAGAATATAGCACACAAATAGAGCGGGAAGAAGCGATCCGGCGCGGTCTCTTAATTCCTCCTACTGAAGAATTGATCAAGACAACTATCGATTATCAAAATGTAATTGGTGGTCCATATCGTGAAGCATTGGAGCGAGCACACGATAGATTAACTGATGTAAAAAATGCATCTCGAGATGTCGCCTTAGCCATTGAAGCCGATACGAGACAAATGGGTCGACTGAATGAATATATCAATGGCACGCTTGGACCGAATGAGGAAAAATTCACCACGACACAAGACGAGTTAAATACCAAAATGGGCGAAATCCAGGGAGAGATCGATAAAGCCATCAAGGATGGTTATGACCCCCTGGGCGAAAAAGTATTAGAGTTGAAAGGTAAATATGCGGAGCTGAAAGGGCAGTACGATGAGAATGCCGCAGCCCACGAGGAAGATACAAAGCGGATCATCCTGGGGATTCTGGCACAGGAAATGGCGGCGATGGGTTTCAGTGATTCAACAGCTTTCGCAAAAATTGCTCTCGATTGGGGATTGATCGATGAAGCGACCATGAATACGATGATGGCGACAGATCAGGCAATCAATTGGCTGAGAGATCACCCGGGTGATTATGCCGGTTTTGAAGCAATGATGAATAGAGCCAGGCTAGATGTGGATGAAGTTACAACTGCAGCGGATACACTTGCCCTGTCGATTGATAAAATCACAGGACAGCATGAGGTAGGTATTAATGTGACCGTGACCGGTGATGCGATCCCCAATATTCCCAGTGGAGTTTGGAAAACAGATGAACCCTATATTGGTGCAGCAACTGGCTTCGAAGGGATAGTGAGGAAACCGACTCTATTTATGGCAGGTGAGGCCGGGTCAGAGTATGTCAATATAATGCCACAAGATTTATCCAATTATAAACTACCAACAATGGCGATGGAATTAAAGGGGATCGATATTTTTAGAGGGACCGGGATGGCAATGACTGATCATAAAAATCAGATGCAGCCGGCTGCAGTACCGTTAACAATTAATCTTTATGCTATACCCGGGAAAGAAAAGGATATGCGCCGCCAGGCACGCTACATAGCCGATGAATTCCAGCGGAGGGGATCATGACCATGCAGCTGTATATCGTTTACAATTCGATCACCCTGGATTTTCAGGCCGATGGATATGAAGTTATAGGTGGCTTTTATCCCGAAACGGCTGATGTAGGCATGGAGAGCATCAGTGACCAATTCAAGATCCGGATCGTGGGATCATCCAGTGCTGATTTACACTCGAAGATCACGGGAATCAGGCTGGCTTTCGAGCATGCCCGCAATCACAAAAACGATGCCCTGGCTGCCTGGTTTTATTATGAGGTAGATGATTCCAGCGATGCCTGGATGTCGAAGCTTCTGGATGGTGATGTAATCTATGAAAGTACCCTAGAATCAACCTGGCGGCATTATCTGGTGGTGGCCACTATCGTCATTGAACATAAACCATATTGGGATGCGAAAGACGAGATCCAAGTGCCACTTACTAATGGGAATGGAACTAATAACACAGCCGGATTGACGGTCTTTAACCATGACGATGGAGGAGGCGCCAGCCCTAATCATCATGACAATTGGGTGGAGATCGCTGCGGCAGATGTGCTGGGTGATCTGCAAGGACCGACCCGCCTGGAAGTGATCAATACTTATGCAACCTCACGGCTGCTTACTTTATGGATTGGCCATAACTTTACCGATCCGGCTAATTTCAGCCATATCCTGGAGGGGGAGAGCTCGTCAACAGGGACGCAACAGGATGATATCACCTGCTCCGGAGGGCATTATAGACAATATGCGTTGGCCTCCGGTGCTGAAGCCACCATGTTCACCTGGACTTTGAATGACACCTTTTTGGATACTTGCTATGGCCAATATTATAAATTCCTGGCCAGGTTTCAAGGAGCAGCTCCAACTTGGGTTAAATTACGCACACAACTTCAATATGCCGGTACAACTGTCTGGCAATCGGGACAGATAACGATGGATAGTTCACGGTCCATGCAAATCCGGGATCTGTTCACATTAAGGCTCCCGCCCTGGTTACTTGGACAGACCAATCTGAAAACATTGACCATGATCATGACCGGCCAACAAAGCACTGGCTCGCCGGTCAATGTTGATCTTGACTTCATCCAGATCACATCTCTGGATGGCTGGCGAATGCTGGAATGCGCCGGTTATGGGGTCATCCAGAATAGCCGTATGGTTGATGATGGATTCAACGAGGTGGCTTATATCGATAATGGATCAGGGGATGATAAGGCGGGTATCCTGATCGAGTACGGCAATCCCATTGCGCTTTATCCTGGCAAGAAGCAACGCCTATATTTTCTGATGCATACCTGGGAAGCAGATAAAGCTGAGATTGCCCGGACTGCAACCGTCAAGCTTTATTATCGCCCGCGGAGACGGACATTATGAATCCCGTTTTTTGGATGCGAGATTTCTCCAAATTGCTGACACCGTTAAAGGTTATATATAAGATAGGGCCATATTCACATTCGGTGATCGGTGGTCCTAAAAAGGCGGAAATACATGCAACCGGGACCGAGCTGGAGCTGTGGGAGCTGGCTGAATATGCCAGGCGGCCGGTGCATATTTTCTCCGATAAGGGAGATGCAACCTGGTGGGGATTTGTAGCCGAGATCCTGCTTAATGTTGGCTTATGGTCGGTCGGGATTAATATCGATTCGATGGCCAATTATATCGCTGTGGCCTATGAAGATGATGCAAATGGTGGATTGCCCGCAAAGACTGCATGGGCTGAGGCGGTTGATTCGACCGCTGAATATGGCCGGCGTGAGATGCTATATACCTCCAGCGGGTCCAATGAAACACATGCATTGGCTGCACGTGATAAATATCTGGCCGAAAAAAAATATCCAATACCAGTGATCAATCCCAGGGAAAAAGGAGAAAACTCAGCCACGCTTTATTGTCGTGGCTGGTTTGATACCCTGGCCTGGCGCTATTATGCCAATGCTGGTGTAAATTCGGTGGATACGGCAACTCAGATCGCAGCTATGATTACCAGCTGCGGAGAATTTATCACCGGTGTCGATTTGGAAACATCTAGCGGAATATCCACCCTGGAAACCAGGGATGGTAATGGCAATGGACTTTATGAAATCACAGAGCTCTTGAAAATGGGTACAAGCAATTATCGACGTATGCTTTGTGAGGTGACAATTGGGCGTCGTTTGCGGATTTATGAAGAACCGATCATTCCTAGCAAGCCAAATCTGATGTTAAAAGATGGGTCATTACGGGATCCATTTGATACTATGCTTCGCAAGGAAACATGCCCGGTGGGATTTTGGATGCGTATGAAAGATATTATTCCTGCCTCATTGGATACCACCAAATTAGCCGATCCAACTACTCAATTCATTGATGAAATGGAGTATATATCGGATGAGGATCTAATCATTCCGATGCCTCGTGGTTTTATTGATCCATTCCAGATCGGAAGGCCAAAAGATGGTTGATGAAAATAACATAACCACCCTGGCCAAGCGCATGCGACCATTCATCAAAATGGCAGCCCAGGAAGTGATTGTGATCAATCCTGGAGATCATGGTCTATTGACCGGCCTGGATGACGATGATCATTCACAATATGTCCATAATACTACTGCCAGGACCATCACCGCCCAGCATTCTTTCGCTCCCAATGCAGCCCAAGCTCCTTTTACCCTGGGAGCCAATGCCCAGGGGCAAACCATCACCGGTCTGAAAGCTGATCAGCTGAATAAAAGCATATCGGTTTCAGGATTGGGTTTGTCAGGCGGTGGTGCTTTAACTGCTAACCGGACGATAACATTGGCCAGCAGCAGCAATCCAGGTGCTGCAGACAGCATACTTGCCAGTGATGCTTCCGGCTATCTAAATCTGGTGCGGCTAAACGTAGATATACTGGCAGACAAGAGTGGTGCTAATCTAACCATTGCCCCCGCGGGTGATGTTACGTTTAATCCAGGTGGAAAAGACTTACTCCCATATGCTAATTACGATCTAAACATAGGCAGTATCAACAAAAAGTACCTCATGCTCCATGCGGCCGAGCTATGGGTGGAAACGTTGGTCGCTCAAAACACAATGGCGACTATCGGGGGGCGGGTACTCGTTGCACCCACCACCACACTTACATCAGATGTTTCGGCTTCACAAACTAATCTAATAGGGAACCCAGGCTTCGAGACGCCTGGTGGCGGCGGCGCAGATGTATTTGCCGGTTGGGATGAATCGTGGAGTGACGGCAATATTCAGCAAGATGCCACATCCCCGCATGGTGGAAGTTATTCTGCCAAGATTACCTCTGGACCGAGTTTTGGCTGTTGGGTTGGTTGTTATTTAGGAACTACGGCAGGGCAAGGATATACCGTTAGTTTTTGGACACGAGGCGATGGAACCCATCAGGGCAGATATGGCATTTATGATAGTTCTCCGGATGGTTGGCTGGTTTTACCAACGGATACGGGTGTTACGGGCACCACCTGGACAAAGGTAACTTTTACATTCGTTCCCGAGGTTGGTTATACCACTTTGGCATTAATTCTTTATGGGCCGGACTTCAACGGGGGATATTGCTCTTACGACGATGTGACCTGGTATATGGATACCATCATTACCAAACATAATCAAATGGCGGTAAATGATATCGCATATATGGAAGCCAACGGTCACATCGAATTTATAAAAATGCTGGCGGGACCTTATGATTTCGGTGGTCCCGGACCCTACCTTTACTTCGTTCAAAGAGATTTAGACGGTACTGGTACTAATGATTGGTACGCGGGCGACGCCGTTCTAAACACGGGTGTAATCGGTGATGGTTATATCGACCTTTATTCAATGCGGTCTGTTCGTTCGGCTTCTCATATTGGTCCAACCATTGTGGGCAACATCAGGACCGGAACGGTGCACAGCGATTTAATCGAAGCCTGGGCAATCGGTAATCTAAACGGATTATACGGCTATGGGGTAGATACCTACGGATCAGCATTTGGAAAGTATGCCAACAGTCAAAGTTTTGTGACCATCGATCCGACCAATGGGATACGGATGCGCTATCGTGACGGTTCTGGAGTAGAGGTAACTCGTTTACAAATATCCGCCGCAGGCGTCTTGACGATCCTGGATAGCGCAGGGGCAGCCGTGATTACACTGGATGCAAGCGCCGGGGCGGAGATTACTAAAAAGTTGACCATGCCCGGAGCCAATAGTGCCATCTCGATTGGGTCAACGCCTCCTACCGCCGCCAACGCCGGGACGGGTATTTGGATTGATCGAACAGGTCTTTATTCATTAGCCTCCAACATACTACAAACCAAAATTGATGCCGCAACCGGCCAACTTATCGCCGGGGCTGGTGCAGTTGTGATGGATTCAAGCGGCATTAATATTGTAGCCACTGGAAGTTGGTCGACTATTACCAGTTATTCTTTTATGACCTCGGGCGCGGTTCATCAGGGCGGAATTGAAATGTTTCAAAACGCCGACGATTGTTTCATGCGTACAATCATTCCGGAAGCGGTTGCCAAAAATAGTGAAGTTCGCTTGGATTCATGGGCGGATGCAGACCATAACGGGACAATTACCTTACGCGCCCAAGGTAAGGGTAAATCGGCATATCTTCAAATTTGTGGAGATGTGCAAATGGTTGGAATAAATACGGGTGCGGGAATTCAAGCGGCCGCGCTTGATATCACCCAACCCCTTACTGCCGGGGCAATGCCCGTTCTTGAACTTGACCAGGATGACCAAGACCAACCATTTACGAACTATCAAGGAACCTCTGGATCGGGAGTCACAACAAGTGTTACAACTAAAACAACAACAGCGACTATACAGGGACACGTGATGATAAAAGTCAACGGTACGGAACATTGGATGCCATATTATTCTTTAGCCTAAGCTTAGGAAATTCAATTCACAAGGAATTTAATCGTGGATGCAAAGAATAAATCAGAAGAAAAAAAGCCGCTTGAAGATGTAGTCAAAGAGCGAATTGCGGCATTGGAAAAGGAACGGGATAATTTTGTATTACAGGCAAATAATCAGGTCGCTGCTTATAATGGGGCAATCGGAGAATTAAAGAGATTGATCGAACCCGAGACGGCGCAAATAAATGCGGAATAAGCCTCGAAAACTTATTGCTATTAGAAGGATACCAATATGGTCGCCGATTACCAATAATATAATAATTAGTTCTCTAGGGTGACTGGGAATTAGTGTCTATTATGGCGTGTTCCTATTATCAATGTAATTTATTCTAAATGACATCATGATCGTACTATTACCATCTTTTCCCACCATAAAGTCTATAAGGTCATCCCCATTACCCCCTGGCCAGATCACATCCAGAGTTACCTTCTCTCCGTCTGGTGTTTCACTGAAAATAGTATATTTGCCAGTAAACACCGAACCATCTCCTGGATCATACTCAGTGATGGTACTCTTACTGATGTAATATTCTATTTTTCTAGTTGTCTCCGCTCTCCAGTGGCCAACAAGTCGGCTTGACGGTGTGGATAGATCACGTCCGCAACTGGACAGGATAAGCATAATCACTACTACAATTACAGAAACTTTCATTGTCTTCATTGTCATCTCCTTTGATATATGTAATTATAGATCCATATAATATTAACGTCCTAAGACAATATTAGGATACACAACTAACAAATTTGTTTGGGGGAAACATATAACCACTGATTGATGGAGGATAATAATCGGTGGTTTGTTTATAGGACGTCCATGCATATCGACGGACCAGCGGTATCACCTTTTTGAAACTCAGCCATCATAGGGCGTTCTGTTAGAAAATTTGTGCTATACTAGCGGGAAAAGATAGGAACTTTATGGCAAAACGGCGTACAGCGGGAGAGGGAACGATCTGCCAGCTGCCTAGTGGAAGTTGGCGGGCACAGGTCAGTTTGAAAGGCCGGAGATTATCGCATACCTCCAAAAACCAGCAATCTGCCAG